GACTGGTGATAGTTTCGGTAATTTAAAAACAGATGACTACCTAGAGAAAGGCTATTACATTTGGGCGGCTCCAATGGATACGCTTTCAGATAGCGATCGTGAGCAACGTAGAGCGACACCAATTCAAGTGGCTGTGAAATTAGCTGGTGCAATCCATTCAAGCGATGTGATTGTGAACTACAACCGATAATTAATAGGGCTGGATAATCCAGCCTTTTCTTTTTAAGAGGAAATATAAATGGCAGTTTTCGATCCAAAACAAGTAGTAGTACTTCTTGACGGCAAAGAAATCTCTGATTGGGCTGATGGTTCGGATGTAATCAGTGCAGCAAATCAAGTTGATGCTGGTCAGTTGGTTATCGGTGCGAATGGTACTGGCGTATTTATCGCTAACCCAGATAATTCAGGCAAGCTAACACTGAAAATTAAGCAACATTCTGCTGATAATGCTTACTTATCAAAACTATTTAATCAACAAAAGAGCAGTATTAAAACATTCTTACCAATCACCTTATCAATTCGTGACCTAATTAACGATGATGTAGTGACAGCAAGCAAAGGTTATTTTACTACTCCAGCACAATACGTTCGCGGTAACGGTCATAATGCCGAAACATGGACGATTGTTTTTGAACAAATGACAATGAACTTAGAAAAAGGCGTTGAATAATGGAACAGGTTAAGCAATTCACTATCGAAGATGTGACTTACACAATGACACCAGCTAACGCAATGGCTGCGTGGACTGCGTTAAAAAATGCGATGAAATTACTTCAATCAGTTGATTTATCAGCTCTTGGTGATAGCAAAAAACTAGGTGCTGGCATTCTGACGACTGTATTAGCTAATTTAGGTGAGCCAAGCGTGAAAGAGTTAGAGAATATCGTATTAACTCACACAGCTTGCGAGCAAGATGGTCAAAAATACCGCTTATCAGAACGTTTTGATAGTCATTTTAATAAACACCGTGGGCATTTAATCACCGTTTTAAAAGAGGGGTTGACCTATCAATTCGCTGATTTTTTTATCGGTGGGGGTGGATTGCTAGCCAATATTCAGGGCAAAGTCAAAGCGTAGAAAGCCAATCAGAAAATAGAGTTGATTGGTTTATTTTTACGCCAATAGTTAAAAAGTTCTGTTCATTGCACGAATTAAGATCTGTTTACTCAATAGCAGATCTTCTTTCTTTCCACGAAGTGATAGTGGAATTAAATCAAATGGAGCAAAGCAAAGATGCTATTAGATGAGTTGCTGATAAAAGTCGGTATAGAAGCCGATAGCCAAGCGATGCAAGAGTTTGAACAATTCCTTGATACGGTTGGAAGTGGTACTGAAAGTGCGGTTGAGGGGCTTGGCGAGTTATCTAAATCCATTGAAAACACGGTTAATACCGATGCTGTGAAAGATGGCGCTGATGCTGTTGATGACTTAAAAGGCAATATTGATAATCTTTGGGCAACAAAGTTCGGTGCTGATGGTTTAGCTCAAAAATTTGAATCGCTTGGTATCGTCATTAACAAAACTACGCTTGCAGTAGTGGCACTTGGGGCGGCTTTCTACGGCGCAACGGTAGGCGTTAAAAACTTCGTAGATGGAAACCTTGATGCGTTAGATGAGATTAAACAGCTATCGAATGTAACAGGTGAGGCAGCGGATAAAATCTATCTGTTAGGCAAAGTCGCAGAAGTAAACGGTTCATCTGCTCAAGCAGCTCAATCATCAATCGAGGGATTATCTCGCACAATCGGTGAGGCAGCGGCTGGAATTGGTCGAGGCGCTAAGACTTTTGAACAATACGGATTAAGCGCTAAGAAAGCAAATGGCGAAATAAAATCATCTAGCGAGCTATTCGGTGAAATATCTGAAAAAATGCAAAAGATGAGCGACCAAGAGCAAATAGCGATGCTTGCTAAGTTAGGCATTGATGGCTCAATGATTCAAACGCTCCGATTAGGTAACGATGAATTAGCTGAACAGATTGCTCTAGCAGAAGCCTTAACGCTTGGTGTTGGTAACGCAGAAAACGCAGAGAAAGCGGCAGCATTTAAAGATGCCTTAACGCAAGTTTCTCAAGTGTTTATTGCTATCGGTGAATACGTTTCATTGCGTATATCGCCATCAATCCAGCGATTAGCTGAACGCTTTACAAAATGGTTTGCTGAGAATAATAACTTCATCAAGGCGATTTTAAATGGGCTTGGTCGAGTGTTCTCGTTCTTGTTTGAATTGGCTGGTGCGATAGATAACATCATCGAAAGCACGGTTGGTTGGAAAGCGGTGATTATTACGCTTGGTGGATTGTTACTGTGGTTTAGCAGAAGAATGTTGTTAGCCTTTGCGACAAATCCTATCACTTTAGCGATTGCGGCAATAGCAGGGCTAATCCTAATTATTGATGACTTTATCACTTGGTTACAAGGTGGCGATGCTGAATTTGCCGACTTTTATCAATCATGTGCTGACGGGTTGCAGTGGATTGAAGATAAATGGGGCGAGCTTTCAGACTGGATTAAGGAAAAATGGGGTGAGGCTATTTCTTGGGTAACAAGTAAATGGAATGCCTTTACAGCGACATTCAGCATAGACAATCTTAAAAAAGTCTTTGAGAGCGTTAAACAAACCATTATTGAGAAGTTTAAAGCGGCATTTGGTTGGGCTATCGACCTATGGAATAGTATTGTAGCTAAGATTGGCGGTGAGCCAATTAATATCCAGGCTAATGTATCTACTCAAGGCGTGCGACAAGCTGGATTAGGTGTGGCAGATTTAGCTTTAAATGCAGGTGTTTACGCTAAAGCATCTGAAGTTTCTGCTAGCGGTGTTGGTGGTGTTTCTAACGCTGATAATAGCGTGAAGAATAGCAACAACAAAATCACCATTACACAGCATATCCAAGGCGTGGATAATCCAAAAGCGGTTGCAGACCAATCAGCACGAGCAATCAATAACCAACTTTCACCAGTTATAGGATAGTAAAGAATGTTTAATTTTGCTCAAGTATCAAGCAGAAGTATTGGAACAATAACGTTTGATGTGGTTACAACGGAAGATCACCAATCAGACCTTTCAATCACGGAAAATCCGATTGAATCAGGTGCTGCAATAGCCGACCACGCTGTAGTTCAGCCTAAACAAGTCACGATTAACGGAATTATGGTTGACCATGACCACGGAACATTCGGCATCAACTCACCATACATCGGCAATATTCGTGGTGTGGTTGATTTTCTGAATAACTTCCCATTCCCTGTACCTGTAATCACTCAAACTTCTCAAACAATCGCAAGGGCTGGGCGAGTAATTAGCCAAGCGGCTGGAGTTTACAGCCAAGTAAAAGGCGTAGTAAATCAGGTGCGAGCAATTGCACCTTTTTTGCCAGACTTCGGGCTTGGCGGATTGTTAGATAGTGGCGTAGGTGATAGTCGAGTTCAGAAGTGTTATGCCGACTTACTAGCTTGTCAAAAATCAGGCGAGACAATCGAGATACAAACAGGAATTCATCTATATAAAGACATGATGATTCAATCAATCTCTGTCAATCAATCGCAAGACGGTAGCGCAACCTTTACGATAACAGCAAGAGAAATCTTTATTGTAAACACTCAAACCACACAAAGCTCACAATCTAGCGGCAGTTCAAACGGTAAAGGTGGAAATAAAACATCAACCATCGGTAAAACAAAAAGCGGTCGTGCCGCGGTGCAATCAGCATCGAAAACACAGCAAGGCACAACAAGACCAGCTAACGCAGAGCCAAGAAAAACATCAGCATTGAAAAATATCTTCTCATAGGTGGCATAGATGCAAAGAATACCAGTTACACAGTCGCCATACCAAGAGCAGACATTTGAGTTTAATGGTCGGAAAATCCGCTTAACGCTGAGATTTAATAGCGTAGGTAATTTCTGGGTGATGGATATTTACGAGCCAGTCACTCAGCGACAAATCTGTCAAGGTCAGGCGTTGGCTTGCGGAGTACCTATTCTATTACGCTCAGTTCAGCCTTACTTCTTCTATATGGAAGATGAAAGCGGTGCGGATTTAGATGTTATGACCGCAAATGACTTAGGTACGAGATGCTTTCTGTATATCGGGGCTAAATAATGAAACAGTTCGGCAGACAATGGAAATTAGATATTAGCAACGAACAAGAAACGCTAAGTATCACGCAATTAAGAGTGGCATTTGAGATTGATAAAACAATCAACGAAAAGCCAAATCCAGCAAAAATCCAAGTTTGGAACTTAAACCGAGACCATATCAACCAATTATTAAGCCAAGATTACAAGAAAGCCGCTCTATCGGTAGGTTATAACGAACTAAGACAGATTTATTCAGGTGACATTACAAAAGTTAGAATTCAGCGAGATGGATTAGACTTTGTTTTAACGCTTGAATGTTCTGATGGACATGTGGCCTATACACAATCCAGAGCTAAGACAACGCTTAAAGCAGGGGCAACTGATAAGCAAATAGTCGAAGAAATACAAAAGACTATGCCTAAGGTGCAAGCTGGAGCGATGGATATTCCTAATCAGCGTAAATTGCCACGAGGCAGAGTATTAAATGGCAATAGCCGAGATATTTTAACCAAAGTGGCAAGAAACAATGGTGCGGATTGGTCAATTCAGGATGGTTCTTTAATATTCTTGCCGAAAGATAAAGTATTAAACGATGAGGCTGTTTTAATCTCACAAGATACTGGAATGATTAACGCACCAGAGCAAACCGATGACGGGTTAGAAATAACCTGTCTATTAAATCCAGCCTTACAGATTGGCGGATTGGTAAAAGTCGAATCAATCATCGAGTACTTTAACGGTGAGTACAAAGTAATAAAACTTGCTCACTCAGGCGATGGATTGGGCGGCGATTGGCAAAGCAAAATGACAGTAGTCGGTGGCAAATTCCAAAAGGTTGAGAGTGAGAATAGCAATTCTAAATCCGACACGAAAAGCAAGGATAAGAAAAAATGAACTATCAACAATCACTAGCCACACCTGAAACCGCAACAGACCAACAAATCCAACAAAATCAGCTAAATCTACACACCGCATTACCTGCTAAGGTTGTGAGCTTTAATTCAAGCAAACAAACGGTAACGCTTGCTGTTCAGGTAAAAATGCAACTGGCAGACGGTAACGGTGCGGATATTCCTCCATTGGTTGATGTTCCAGTTAGTTTCCCTAGAGGTGGAGGATTTGCTGTTACCTTTCCACTAAAAGCAGGTGATGAGGGGATTGCAATATTCTCTGAACGCTGCATAGATGGTTGGTGGCAAAATGGCAATGCATCAACGCCTTTAGATTTCAGATTGCACGATTTATCAGATGCGATGTTTATTCCTGGTGTTTGCTCTGTTCCTAAAGCTATCAAAGGCTTTTTTAATGATGGACTTTCAATGCAGACATTGGACGGTGGAACATACATTCGCATAAAGAATGGCACAATCCAAATCAAAGGAAACATTGAGCATCAAGGCGATGTAAATCATAAAGGGAACACCACACAAACAGGCTCGCATAGTTCTACTGGATTAATCTCAAGTGAAACAGATGTTTCTGCTGGTGGAATTTCAGGTAAAACACATAAACACGCAGGTGATAGCGGCGGTAAAACAGGAGTTCCAGAATGACGGTAAAAGTTAGACGATTAGATAAGAATCATGACTGGACTTTTGGGCAAGGGTTCGCCAATTATGCCATTGAGTCAGAGGCGATTGCTCAAAACGTTCAGACTAGACTTTGGTCATTTACTAATGACTGGTTCTTAGACTTAGAACACGGCTTACCTTGGTTAGAACAAATGGGTCGAAATGTAGATTTAGGCGATTGGGAAATTAGGATTAAAAAACACGTTCTGCAAACTGACGGAGTTTCTAAGATTACCAGTTATGAATCAAATTTAGATCCAAATACACGCAAACTAGTAATTGATATTACTTACCAAGACATCTACGGAGCGGAAAACTCCGCTAGTTATCGTTCATAAGGGGCATTATGGCAACACTAACAGAAACAGGCATCCAAATTGAACGCCTAAACGACATCGTGAAGCGTTTTGAGGATGGTTTTAAACAAATCTACGGTCAGAATATTGACTTATCGCCAAACACGCCAGACGGTCAAATGGTTGGGATTTTAGCTCAGATTAAAATGGATATTGAGGAGCTTGCCGAGAATATTTACCGACAATTAGACCCAGATGTTGCGACTGGTACATGGCTTGAGCAGCGAGTGGCTTACGCAGGCTTAACACGAAGAGGGGCGAGTTATAGTTATTTGAGATCGGCTATATTGACTGGCGACCCGTATGCAAATATCTACGCTGGTTTGGTAGTGTCAGATATTAATAAAACAAGATGGATTTTAACTTCACCAGTTCAGTTAGATGATAACGGGTCGGCTAGGGCTGATTTTAGAAGTGAAAATCTAGGCGAGTTTAACATAGGGAAAAATACATCACTAACCATTGAGACGGTGACACTTGGATTGAATAGAGTGTCAATTGTATCGGATTCTGAAGTTGGGGTAGAGGAGGAGACTGATCAAGAACTAAGAGAGCGATTCTTAAAGCTAAGAAATAGGACAGCTCAAAATTCAGTGGAATCTATTGAAAGCAAAATAGCAGCATTGCCAGATGTAAAGCATGTAAAAGTTATTGAAAATAATACTGGAGAGACTGATTCAAATAATGTTAAACCTCACACTATAAATGTCATTGTTGATGGTGGTGATTCAGAGAGCATAGCGAGAGTTATATACAACAACAAAGGGGCTGGTGTCGGGGTTCAGGGTTCTCAATCTTATAATGTGGTCGGTTCAAATAATCAAAAATACCCAATCTACTTTGATAGAGCGACTTATGTTGATGTATTGGTTGAGCTAGTTATCGTTAGATACGATGATTTCACTCAAGTTTCAAAAGATGATATTGCTAATAATTTGGTAAATATTAAATTTAATATAGGCGAGGATGTTAGATTATCAAGATTGTATTCACCGATAAATATAGTTGGCGGATTTTATGTCAAAACGTTAAAGATTGGCAGAAGAGGCGATTCATTTAAAGATGAAAATATAAATATATCGCCAAGAGAATTGGCACGAATATTGCCATCGGACATCAATATTACGGTAATGTAAATGAGTTACAAAAACTTAATTATATGGCAGTACAAAACAAAACCAAAGGCAGTTGCAACAATTGATCTAATTGAAAATGAGATTGGAGTTGGCTTTGTTGATTTGTATAAGCTTCAAGATGTATTAAATATTGAAGATGCCAATGGACATCAGTTAGATCTGGTTGGAAAACATGTAGGACAGAGCAGAACTGTCAGTGAGTTTTCTTTAAACAAATTCTTCGGGTTTAATGGATCGAAGAATGCTGTATCTTTTGGTCGCTTAAATAAGAGCATTGGCGGCAAATGGTACAGAAATAGAGATCCATTAAGCAAAACCATAATGCTAGATGATGATAATTATAGGTTTATGATAAAGGCGAAAATTATCAAGAATTACCAAACAGCAACAATGGAGAATATCATTGAATCATGTTTTTTCTTGTTAGGCAGACATTGCGAGATTATTGATAATTTAGATATGTCTTTAACAATTAAAATACCAAAGCGATTACTATCAAGCTTTCAGGAGTTTGCTATTAAAAAATTAGATATCCTCCCTAGACAAGCTGGAGTCAAAATCAATATCGAACCAGATGAGAAACAGGAAAATAAATTCTTCGCATTTAATGGAGTTGATGATGCGAAAGGATTTAATAAAGGCGTATGGCATCATAATTAAACAAGGATAAAATATGGCAATAGAAAAAAAACCAGACGGGCTAATATTTGCATCTAGCGCAAAATTAGGCGAGGTAGTTCAATTCCCTGATATAGGGCGAGGATGGGGTATTGCTTTTGAACAAACAAACGGCATTCCGTCAATGGAACACTTTAATCACTTATTCAACCGAATTGATTCTTCCCTAGTTTACATTCTCCAGCAAGGTATTCCAGAGTGGAACGAGAATATAGACTATCCAAAAGGCGCAATTGTTAAGCATGGCGAGAATATATATAAAGCCTTATCATCAAATAAAAATAAAGAAGTGTCACTTAG